TCGTCTCGACGATCCGTTCGTCATCTGCGGTCTGGAACGGGTTGACTATCACGGCCGGCGTGTACCCGCCCCGGTTGTCGTTCCTCTCGTTGGTGATGATGTCCATGTTTATGGAGGCGACCTCGAACTCGTCCCAGCCGAGACCGAGAAGCAGGTCCGGGTAGTCCGAGGAGATCTCCGATATGAGATCTAGCACGACCTGCTGGTCGGTGTTTCCCAGCTCCGTCGTCCTGTTGTCGGCGAGGGCGAACGCATGGCCGCGACTTTCGTCTACGTCGTAAACGATCGCCGCTATTTTTTTCCATCCCAGCTTCTTGGCGGCGATCAGCTGGTGATTGCCGGCTATCACGGAATACTTTCCGTCCCCGGCGGGCATGACTACTATCGGCTTTACTTGTCCGAACTCCCTGTAGGAGGCGACGATTGACTCGACGTTGCCGATGCGCGGGTTCTTCTCCATCGGCCTGAGCAGGTCGATGCTGACGGCGAGACCAGCGAGGGAGGGGTGGATGTTCCCGTCGTCGTTGTTTTCGTCGCTCACACTTGTGCCCTGACGTTTGCGTTCAGCGTCCTGAGCGCGTCGATTGAGGTTCTCAGCGACAGCAGCTTCTCCCTCTTCGCCTTGACGAGGGCCTCGGAGATCTTGTAGTCGTAGTTCTCGTCGTTCATCTGGTAGTCGGCCCAGGCCTCGCGCTCCTTGATGGAACCCTTGGCGGCCAGGTACGACTTCGCCCAGTTCGCCTTGTACTTGGCCTCCTTCTTTGCTGAGTCCATGGAGAGCGTCTCAAAGGCCTCGGTCTCGCCCTCGAGGAGTTCCATCAGACGAAGGAGTTCCTCCTCGACTTCAACCTGGCTAATCGGAGTACTGCGAGTCACTGCACCTTCCTTCGTAGTTGTCAACGGGCGACCAGTCGACTCCGTCGGCGACGGCTCGGCTTGCCTCGGGCCAATCGTACCTTGCCTCGCCGTGCCTAATCAATGCCATTTCCTCCAGTATCCATGCGTCGCACATGTCGTCGGCTCCGGGACCGACCCACGCAATCCCCGTCCTGGCCGATACGGCGGAAACGACCTCGCTCTTCGAGGAGTTGCCCTTTCCCGTGGCGAATTTGGCCCTCGTCGTCGGCGCCACCTCAACGAAGGGTATGTTGGCGGAGCAGAGGACGTACCTCACGACCCCGCCGAGCTCGCCGATCGAGAACGCCTGGCCAGAGCGGGCGGCGAAAGCGTAGCCCTCCAGGACGACGGCGGTCACGCGGTGAAAGCGGACGAGCTCCATCACGGTGGTTGATATGTCGATCAGCCTCTGCGTGCCCCTGCTCTTCGGGATTATTGCGCCCCGGGAATCTCGCACGGACCACCCCGTGGACGAGAGGGACAAATCCAGCCCCATGAAGATTTTTTCTTTTGCCACGAACGAAAACTACCGCGCTTGGCGGGCTGCCCCCGGGGCCTGCACTCCCCGGAGGCGCGGCGCCCGATGGGGGCCTAACCCGTCGCGGATTTAACCGCCAGAACGGATCACCCCCTCCCTTGTCGAGTTACCTGCCACGATTGTATCCTCATAGCTAATACTGAAAAGGGTAATAGTTATACGATTACGTTTTTTTCCAGCTCTCAATGGACAGACCCAATTCGAAGGCTTTTTGCGGATATTTTCCGATTCTCTCGTGACACGGCCTGCACACGGCCATGAGATTTTTCTCTTCCAGTATCGAGCCGCCCTGCGATCTGCGCACGAGCTCGTGGACGTCCTGCGCCGCTTTGCGGATGTACGTGATCCTGCCGTCGTGCTTGGCGAACACAGGGCACGCCTCGCACCATTTCCTCTCCGTCAGAATCTTTCGGACGACGGCCCGTCGCTCGACGTAAATTGACTCAGTTTTTTTGGAGCGACTCCTGAGTTTCGTTCTCCTCTTCGGGGGCGCCGAGTCTTTCGAACGCCCAGACTCCGTTGAGCGCTTTGTAGAGCGCTTCATCGGCCGGCGTCGTCTCAATGTCATACCTCAAAAGATACGTCCTGTGGGCCTCTATGGCGTCACGGCACATCTCGTAGAAATTCTCCCGGTCGGCGCCGGTCGCCTTTTGCAGCGAGATCATGCCGGCGACGTCGGAGACGCGCTTGACGACGTAGAACTTGAAGCGATCGGCCTTGGCGATTTTGCTCTCGTAGTACATCTTCGCCTCCACCCCCAGGTTCACGCCGTCCTCGCCGAGACTCAGGTACCTCTTGTCGTCGGCGATCATGTCCTGCGTCAGGCCCTCGATCTGGCGGTTCAAATTATCCAGCAGGGCGTTGAGTGCCCTCATCCACCTGTCCAGGTTGTGCGACTGGCAAAGGAACTGCTTGTGCTCGTCCGACGCCTTGTTCTTGACTTCCTGCGCCACCATGTGCGCGAAGGCGTCGTCGCTTATGTAGTGGTTCATTTTTTTTCCTTCTTCCAATACTCGCATATCGTATCCTTGAAGAAGCACCAGTTGCAAAGCTTTGTCGGTTTCGCCGGCCAGTTGTTGTCGTTGAACGACGAGACGATGGCGTCGTACGTCTCGGTTATGAGCCTGTGCACCTCGTCCAGTTTCGACTGGTCCACTAGCCTGATGAACCGCTTGCCGTCCTTGAGGTACAGGAGCTCCACCGAGCCGATCGGGTGCTCGGACACACCCGAGAGGAGCGTCGCGTAGATCATCAGCTGTATGAACTTGTCGTCGACGTACGGCTCGCGCGGCGTCTTGCCCGTCTTGTAGTCGGATATGCGAACCATCCCATCGTCGACGAACCACCTGTCGATGAAGCCCTTCACCCTGACGCCTCCCACCCTGCCGTCAAGCTCCGTCTCGACGCCGCCTACGGTTACGGCCGATGGTTGCTCGACCCTGAATATGTTCTCCAGGCACCACCACGCCGACCACCTGAATTTTTGCGCTTCCTTCTCGGGAACTACGCCCCTAATCCGGTCCGCCCACTTTCCGTCGGACCACACGGACGTGCTGAGCGACCTCAGCGATGTCACAGTCCTCTGATCGGGGTCCAGCGACCCGTAGAACGACTCGAGGACGTCGTGGACGAAGTTCCCCAGCAGGGTCGCCTGCGTCGGGGGTTCCTGTATCTGGTTGACGCGGGAGTACTTGTACTTCAACGGGCACTGCGAGTACGTCGCCAGCGAGGACGGCGAGACGTACTCGGGTAGCTCGTATGGGAGCGGGTCCGACATGGGACCCTACTCGGACTTGATGCGATTCACCTCGGCGACGATGAACTCGAGGTCCTCCACCGACACCGAGTCGATCGACTTGGGCACGGGCTCCCCCTTCGTCCGCTCGTTCCAACGCTCACGCATCTTGTTCTTTTGGTCCGGCTCGAGACCCTTGGCCAGCGACACGAACGTGTTCCACAGCGAGACCTTGCCGTCCTGGACCGACTCGGCCTCGAGGTGTTGCTCGATCTCTATGGCGTCGTCGCTTCGGGCCAGGTACAGCCCGACGCCGAGAGTCTGCGCCGCCTTCTTCAGGGCGTCCGATATGGCGCCCTTGAACTCGTCGCCGAGATCGAGTATCTGGCCCTGCTTGGTTCGCTTGATCTTCTGCCCGCCGAAACCGTCGCGGGCGATCGGCTGGAAGTCCGTGGCGAAGTACTCGATCCTGACGTGGGCCACGACGAAATCCGGGTCGGCGGCGTCGCGCTCGCAACGAACGATGGTGAAGGACCACTTGTCCACCCCGAGGACCTTGTTCAGCCTGTTGATCACCTCGCTGACGGGGATGTAGGTGAGCGCCGTGCCGCCCTTGGTGACGGTCCTCTCCATCTCCTGCGGGAAGTTCTCCGCGAGGGCGGTGTACAGATTGGTGCTTTGCCCGTTCATTCCTTTGGCCTCCTGACGATGACGCTGGTTTTGCTTTCCTCGGACACCTCGCAGTACTCGTCTGCGGTGACGCCGATCCCCGAGAGAGCCTTCACCCTCCAGTACGACGGCTGCAGGTACTTCAGCATTTCCCTGCCGACCGTTTCGGGCGTCGCCCCGACCTCGCCAGTGTCGAGGTCCGTAGAGAGTTGGACGATTCGCCTGGACACCACGTCGGCGAGCTCGTCGTGCTTCCATGACTTCCTGTCGTAGGAGGTCTTCTTCTCGAGCTTCGTGCCGTCGGCGAGGACGACCTCGGGGAGGTCGGCCATCTTCTCGGCGACTATCGCCACCGAGGAGTCGTACAGCACCGACACCTCGAGCTTGAGGCGGTTGAGCTCGGACAGGTCCGAGCACGCCGACTCGACGGTCACGGAATCGTTGGCCAGGCTCTTCGTCTCCGCGTCTATCGCCATCAGCCTGCTGATGACCTCGTTCACGAGCGACGCAATCTTGCTGGTCTCGTTGGGCATGTGTTACTTACTCCTCGCTACGTAGTTCACACGAGGATAGTGGCTGCTCTCCTAAATGGCAAGCCCAAACCCGCCAGGAACATGTATGCGCCTACGGCGGAGTCAACCTGGTCGTCGTGAACTTTGGCCTCGGGAAAGGAAGAGAACTCGTCGAGCCAGTCGGTCATCCAGGGCGCCCTGATGACCCTGACGTTCCCGTTGGCGGCGGCGGCGGAGAAAGGCCTCGCCCTCGTCACCTTGTCCCCGGTGGACCTTATTCCCATGAAGTCGTACCCCGGGACGACGTACCTCGAGTACTGGTCGACGAGCGCCTTCCCTGAGGAACCCGGCTCCTGCTCCATTCTCACGGACACGGCGGGCCCGTCCTCGGCGGCTGTTTGCGCGACCAGCTGCTCAACCTTGTCGCCCTTCACCCTCGCCCTCTTCACGTCGAGCACGTAGGCCACCCCGTCCTCGAAGAGCATGAGGGTTCCGACAGTCCAGTCCGGGTCGGGGTTCGATCCGCTCGGCTCGGTCGCGGCCAAGTCCCAAAACCTCACGGCCCTCGCCGTCGGGCCCATCTTGGGGACCTCGCTGGAGTCGATCACCACGAACGACGTCCTGTCGAACATCGTTCCGAGCGTCGTCGCCCACCAGTCGCCCTCCTCCAGCCTTCTCCTCTCGAGCGGATCCAGCGAGGCGAGGGCTATGCGATAGGAGTCGGCGTCAATCCCCGGGTTGTCGGTCAGCTTCGAGGGCACGAAAACCCTCCCCGAATCCGTCCCCTCGACGATGAACCTCTGTCTCACCCAGTTCGGGGCGGGGTTGGATGCCGCCCTCATCCTCAGCGGCACCAGGGAGAGGGGGCCCGTCGACGGTCTCCTGAGACGGGAGAACAGGTAGCGGTAGTCGTTCTCCCTTATCTCGGTGACCTCGTCCATGCCGATGAACTGGAACTCGGAGCCCTTGTACCTGAGGTAGTCGTTCTGGTTGTTGAGGTATCCGAACGATATTCTCGCCCCCGACGGGAAGGTGGCCACGTAGGTGTTGTTGTTCCAGTGCACGTTCTCGTGCATGGCTATCCAGCCGCGGAACCTGTCCATGAGCGCCCCGGGAAGCGACAGGTCGGCGAAGGTCCGCCTGAACAGGATCGCCGAGTAGCCGGGCACGTCGAGGTATTGCATGGCCGACATCAGCAGCGCGGACGATTTGCCGCCTCCCGCGGCGCCCCCGAAGAGGCCCTCGAGGCAGTTCGTCCTGAGAAAAACCTTCTGCGTCAACGAAGGCTCCTCTGGGCAAAACATGGGTTTTATGGGCTGGAGCCACTCCAGCACCTTCTCCCAATTGACTTCTTCCATCATCGCTCCGAGCTTGTCCGGGTACTACATTATAGGTGTCGGCACAAATTCCAGGACGTAAATCCGCCATGAACAAGTTCCAAATAGCTATCCAGAAAATAGCCACGAGACAATCAGTCGCTAACTTGCTGATGTCTTCATTTATACTGTTTACGGCAATAGGAACCTTCTTGATCAACCCACCGCTCGGCTTCATCGTATTCGGGGTCACCGCGGGGGCGGTCGGCTATCTGCTCGGCAAGGAGTAATCGTAGAAAATGGCGTGGAACTCCCGAACCAACAAGAACCTCGGAACCGACAGGACGAAGGCGCTGAATCCCGGCGCCCCGGTGGCCTACAACCCATCGCAGGTCGGCAGGCCGTACCGGGACTCGTGGGACATCGAGCGCGCATACCGCGAGGGATTCCAGAAGGTCACCTGGGTGAATCGTTGCATCGACGCAATTTCCGGGAACCAATCTCGCCTACCCATGATCCTGCGGGAGGACAACAACCCGTCGGGGAGAGTGGTCAGGAAGACGGACAGGAAGATACTGGACATCTTCAACACCAAGGCGAACATGGGGGAGAACTCGTTCGTGTTCCGCTACAGGTTGTCGTCGCAACTGCTCATGTCGTCGCGCGGGGCCTTCATCGAGAAGATCAGGGGGCGCGACGGCGAGCTGATCGCCCTCCAGTTGCTGCCACCCCAGCACACCGCCCCGATACCCGACCCGAAGAAGTTCGTGTCCGGCTTCGAGGTGGACATGCGCAACGGAACGAAGGTGACGCTCAAACCGGACGACGTGGTCTGGATCAGGAAGCCGCACCCCCTAGACCCGTACCTGTCGCTCACGCCAATGGAGTCCGCTGGCATAGCCATAGAGATAGAGAATCTCTCCAAGCTCTACAACAGGAACTTCCTGCTCAACGACGGTAGGCCGGGCGGCCTGCTGGTCGTCAGGGGCGAGATAGACGACGACGACAAGGACGAGTTGCGCAACCGGTTCAGGGGAAACGTCGCTAGGGCGGGGGCCGTGACCGTGCTGTCCTCGGACGAGGGCGTCGACTTCGTGGACACAGGCCAAAGCCCGAGGGACGCAAACTACGTGCAGATGCGCCAGATACAGAAGGAGGAGATTCTCGCCGCCTTCGGAGTCCCCGAGTCCGTGATCGGCAACGCCGCCGGCCGGACGTTCGCCAACGCCGCCGAGGAGCACAAGGTGTTCTGGAACGAGACGATGCTCCCGCACCTCGAGACGATCGCCCGCGCCCTCGACGAGCTCGACGACGAGTACTACATCGACTTCGACGTTACCGACGTGCCCGTCCTGGTGCTCTACAAACAGGAGCGAGACAGGTACCTGATGAGCGAGTACCAGACAGGCTTGATCAGCGGCAACGAGTACAGGGAGGGCGCGGGGCGCAAGGTGATCGACTCCGAGCTGATGAACGCCATGCTCGCCAACCCGAACCTGACACCGATCGGGTACACGAACAAGAAGTTCGTCCAGCAGCAGATGGGCATTCCGGGGATGGGCGGCGCCCCGCCGCCGGCGGGCGCACCCGGCGGACCGATGATTCCCGGCATGGGGCAAATGCCACCGGTTCCGGGCGCCCCGGGAGTCGAGGGGGTCGCACCCGCCCCGCAGGAGGGCATGACGGCGGCGCTGCAGGCGGAGGAGGTCGCGGCAGCGCAAGCCGGGCAGATGGGGCAGGCGTCGGCGTTCGGTGACCAGGTGACGACGAAGTCGCTGTGGGACGAATGGGACGAGAAGGCCGAGAACTCGCTCGACAGGTGGACCGAGATACTGGACTCGTCCCTTGAGCGTTTCGTGGAGCGCCAGCAGAGGGTGATACTCGAGAAAGCCGCCGGCTCCAAATCGAGGAAGTCGCTGGAGGCGGGGAGCCTCGACTACGAGAGTATCTTCGACCAGAGGATATGGGATAAGCAGCTGGCGGAGGACATGCGCCCGATCCTCAGCGGGATAATGAACGACGCCGCGACGCTCGTCTCCCAGGAGGTCGGAATGCAGGCCGAGATAGACGAGAAGGAGGCGGCGGAGCACCTGAAGGAACAGATCGAGAGATTCCAGCAGATGAACGCCACCACCGCCAAGGAGATAGAGGGTGCCGTGCTGATATCGCTCTCCCTCGGCGACGGCGAGGACAAGATGGGGATGCTGAAGGCCGCCCTGCTGGCGATATTCGTCAACCTGCTGTCCAAGCGGAAGAGGAAGACTGCGGAGCACGAGTCCCACACCGCCTACAACGCCGGGGCGTTCTACGCAGGTCGCTCGGTCGGCGCGGCCACGAAAACCTGGGTATCGGAAAGAGACGCGAAGGTCAGGCCCGAGCACGCCGCCATGCACGGCGAGACGGTTGCGATTTACGAGCCGTTCGTCTTCGGCGGAAATTCCATCAGGTACCCGGGTGATCCGATGGCGGCGATCAACTTGACGATGAATTGCCGGTGCAAAGTGAGGTTCGGGTTCTGATTTAGTAAACATCGTTTCGGTTTACTAAAACGAATACGAAAACCTTACGCCAGAAACAATTCTCGTCGTTTATTATGTAACGAGACATGGCCAACCAGCAAACTTCCGACGATCTGGACTATCTCTACAAGTCTCTCAACGGTCAGATAAACGTCGATGAGGCGCAGGGCATAGTCGAGGCGTTCGTCGCCGGCGTCGGCAACAAGGACTCCGTGGGTGACATCTGTCTGCCGGGTTGCTTCACTTCTTCCCTCAAGCGCAGGAAGCCTCGCGTCGTCTGGGGTCACGACTGGAACTCCCCGATCGGCAAGGTGCTCGAGATCTACGAGGTCGGGCCCAACGATCCGCGCCTGCCGGCAAAGATGCGCAAGGCTGGCATAGGCGGCCTCTACGCGAGGGTGCAGTTCAACCTCAAGGCGGAGAAGGGCAGGGAGGCCTTCGCCAACGTGTCGTTCTTCGGCATGGAGCAGGAGTGGTCCATCGGATACAAGACCCTGGACGCGGTGTTCGACCCGGTGCAGACCGCCAACCTCCTGAAGGAAGTGGAGCTCTATGAGGTGTCGCCCGTCTTGCACGGAGCCAACCAGCTGACGGGGACGATATCGATCAAGGCCGACGAGGCCGAGACGCAGACCAAGGAGGGGAAGGGTCCTTGCTGGCCCGGATACAAACAGGTCGGCATGAAGAAGGGCAAGCGCGGGAGGATGGTTCCCAACTGCGTGCCCATCAACGGCAAATCGCTCGAGGACGAGTGTTGCCCGGAGGAGAAGGCGGGCAAGCCCGTCTTGCGCGACCCCAAGGGCGGACTCACGGCGGCTGGTCGGGCCCATTTCAAGAGAACCGAGGGCGCAAATCTGAAACCGGGCGTGAGGGGCGCGGCCGACACGCCGGAGAAAATGCGCAGGAAGGGTTCCTTCCTCACCCGCTTCTTCACCAACCCGAGTGGTCCGATGAAGAAGCCGAACGGCAAGCCCTCGAGGCTCGCCCTTTCGGCCGCGGCGTGGGGTGAGCCGGTGCCGCAGAACGCGTCCGACGCATCAGCGTTGGCGGCGAAGGGTCGTCGCCTGCTCGAGAGGTACGAGAACTCGAAGAAGAAGAAGAACAAGAAGAAGGACGACTCGGACTCGGTGGAGAACAAGAACTACGTCGCGGCCATCTACTCCGCCACGAGTGCGCAGCAGAACGAGACGTTCGGCAGGGCATCCGAGCTGACCAGGGCGCTGGCCGCGAGGTTCGGCGGCCCCGTGAGACTGGTGACGGCCGACAACGACATAGCGGTGTTCGAGATGGGCGCTGGCGCGTCGGTGGAGACGATGAGGGTCGCGTACCACTACGACGGCGACGAGTTCATGTTCGGCACGGCTCAGCAGGTGAAGCCCGAGACCGTCTACATCCCGATCAACCAGACGACATCCGGCCAGACTGTCGGCGGGGTCACGACGGGAATAACCCCGAACGTCGGGCACCACGCAGGCCACGTCGGTCACGAGGGGCACTGCTGTCCTTCCTGCGGAAACGGCGGCAACTGCGACGCATCGGTGGCGCTCACGCGGGGCGAGAGTCCGAGGATCGCCTTCATGAAACTGAAGTCGCTCGGCGACCAGCTCAATTTTGAGGTCGTGCCGGTCAACGGAGGTTTCCTCCTGAAGGGGTTCGGGTTCCTTTCCGTTGAGGCGCAGAACTTCGTCGTCAACAAGATAGAGCAGGGAATGAGCCGGAAGTTCGTGAACCCGGCGGGGATGGCCATGCGCAGGGGTCTCGGCGTTCCGAACATAAGTGGTGCCGTGCGCGGTTTCAACGTCGACATGAACCCGTTCACCGCGAGGGACGCCGACCTGGACAAGCTGGTGCTCGAGGGCAACCCGCTCGTCAACATGGGCCGCGGAGTGCCGGACCCGACGCCGTTCGGGATCCCGGATGGGCCGCGCTTCGGTGATCCGAACGTTCCGAGGGTTTCCGACAGAATGAATCAAAGACGCCCGCTGATGATGCCGGCGGTGCCCGAGCCGACCGAGGTCCCGGAACCAGCCAAGGAACCAAAGCCGGTGACGGAACCGTCGCCGTTCGTGCCCAAGCCGAACAGGCCCCCGACCCCAGTTCCGCAACCGGAACCGGAGACGGAGCCGGTCGTGCCCGTTCCCGTGCCCGAGCCGGAGAGAGAGCCGGTCCCGGTGCGTCCGCAACCAATCAGGCCGACGGTGCCCGTGCGCCCCCTCGTTCCGACTGGCAGGAGGCGTATTCCAAAGAGGTTGGCGGAGGACTTGGCGCGAGCAGATTCGTTCGACCGCCCGAGCAGGCAGACCAGGCAGCGTCGTCTCAGGGACGAGGGAATCGACGAAATGCGGAGACTGATGCTGCTCGACGGACCGGAAGCCGGAATGACTTATCCGTCCGACAGGCAAAGCGACAACCCGAAGAGCAAGTGGAGGGGCGAGAGGGCAACCATGTTCCTCACATACGATCCGGAGCTTAGGCGCCCGACGGATCCAGATGAAGTCGTACTCCACGACAAAGTTCGGAAACAAATGATGGATGCGATTACGAGCGGCGATCCCGACGCCATTTACTCCATGGAAGATCTCACGAATGCAACAAGGAATAGGTTCGGGGCATGGGATCTGGACACCCCCGAGACCATCAGGATAATGAGAGAAGGGGAGGCGGCCGGGGATACGCCAGAGGAAATTCTGGAGAGAATTCGCGACGCCCACGACGCCGCACGCGGCGACATCAGCGATATTGATGGCCCGGAAGCCGGGATGAGCGACCCGGACTCGCGCCGATTCGTGGGGCGGACAGACGTCGAGTCCCGGGAACGGGAATTCTACGAATTGATGCTGGACGAACGAAGGGCCGACGAAGCACTCACGACTGGCGACACGAGCGTTCTGCGTCCCCGAATACTCGACGATATTTTGGAATATCTCGGAGACGAGAACGAAGACGATCCGGATTACGTCCCGTCTGCCGATGAGATCGCCTCTTTGGCGCAGGAATTGGCAGAGGAGGCAGTCGAAAAATTCATAAACGAGGATAATTACGTTGGCGGCTCGTCCCGCAACCCTGTGTACAGGGGAAGGAACAACAGGGACCTGTGGCCCAGGCGCGACGAAATCTTCAGGAAATTCAGCGGAGGCGACGGGGAAGCCGGAATGAGCAGAGGCGGAGGCGGCCCCGACGAATTGGCCGACAGATTCCGTAAGGCCCGAGAGGAGAGAGAGCAGCCCGGCAGCAGAGGTCTCGACGACGATACGTCGGCAATGTTTAGACAGGCTGAGGATTCTTTGCGCGGAAGTTTCCGTCCGAAGACCAACGAAGTTGATAGGTACGAGTACAGCGACCGAGACAACATCAACGCCATGCGGTCGCAGGCCGAAATAATGAGGACGGACTACAACGACGAAGAAGCCGCCCAACTCTTTGAGCAGGCCGCGGACATCCTTGAAGATCGACTCGCGATGCCCAAGGATGACGACATCGTCGACGCAGAGATAGTAAGGACCTACGGGCAACTGGACGAACTCATTGAGAGCCCTTGGCGTCCTGCCGAAAACATAACTCTCCACCTGGATCCGGTGGACGGAAGTATTCGCGAAGCCGATGCCTACGAAGCCGTGTATTTGGCCAACTCCGAAGAGGCCGAGCTGGACATGTTCAACATCGACGACTACGACTCGGTCGGCTACGACGAAGCGGGCAATCTCGTCAGCCGGGCCCCCGACGGGGACGAAATAATCTTTACGGCGGAGCAGCTCGATTCGGCCGGTCATAGAAGGAAATACGGCAGAAGGACCTACGGGGAATTGGGAGAACTCGTGGAGAGCACCTTCCGCCCCTCGGAAAACGAACGCATCTACCGGGATCCAACCAACGGGCGACTTTACCTGGCGGACTCTGGCGACCGGGACACCGGCGACGACGCGCCGCTCCCCGACTTCAACATCGACGACTACGACTACGTCGGCTACGACGGAGAGGGCAACCTCGTCGTCCGCGGACCAGACGGGGACGACATAATCTTCACGGCGGAGCAACTCGGTGCCACCGGGATGACCCGAGCGGAGATCGAGATGCTTGAGGCGGAGCGGATTGGACTTGCGAACTTGTCGGCACGACGCGAGAAGATGCGGGATGCCGGGATGTCTCCGGATTATTCGGTCAGATCCCCGAGCTGGCGCGGTCAGGGTGAATTCTGGCTTGACACCTCGACGGGGAGAATCTTTTACAGGGACTCCACTGACTTCGAGGATGGGGACGGTTTTGACGGGGAATTCGTGGACATAGCGGGGGTGCAGTCGGAAGACGCCGATTGGATCCGCGAGAGTCTGCTCGCCAATTGGGACTCAATAGGTTTCAACACCAGGGGCGACTTCGTCTACAGGGGCGTCGACTTCGGGCAGGCGATGGACATCAACGACCCGGCACCGCCGCTTGACAATCGCGGGCAATTGATACCGAACCAGGAAGAGGTCATATTCAGCGCGGAGCAAATCGCCTCCAGGCCCAGGATGAGGGACGACGACATCGTCGACGGGGAGATCGTCGACGACGACGGGGAGGCCGGAATGGCCGGTCCGAACAGGAACAGACGCCGCGGGCGCGCCGTGGTAATCGATTCCGGAGAAAAGCTCGAGGAACTTTTCAGGAGAAGAAGGAGCGGGGAAGACATCTCGGACATGATGGAGGACATTGACCTGCCGAATCCGGGAGAACGTGCCATCACGGACCCACCCCCGGGTGCGGAAGCCGGAATGGCCGGTCGCGCCAGGACCAGGGCGGAGAACGCGGACCTGGGGAGAAAGATCTGGTTGGCAAGGACCCACGACAAGCTGTCGTTGGACGAGGCCGGCCGTCGCTTCAGGACGTCCCGGCAGAGGGCCAGGCAGCTTGAGCTACTCCATCACAAGTACCTGCGCGACCTTGGTCAGCAGCACGCCAACAGGCTCGCACGGGCGATGGTCGACGACCCGATGACCGGTCTCACCGACTCCGAGGCGGATCTGCTCAGGCGACGTTTCGACGGCGAATTGCTCGAGGAGGCGGCTGAGCGATTGAGGACCGACAGGTTCGCCATCAGGCGCATGGAGCAGCTCGCCCTCGCCAAGCTGAGGAACAGGATGATCGATGATGGTCCGTCGGGTGCGATGGCCCTCGGTCGTGGAGGCAGGGCGGTGGACGCCGCCCGCCCAAAAGCACCAGGGGCCGAAAGGCCCGGAAGCCGAAGAAGAAGAAACGCGGTTGATCCGAGTTTCATAGAGATCCTCAACTCGCTGAAGGAGTTGGGCGAGGACGGACTGAGCAACGCGCAGAGGGTGCGACTGGCGGCCCTGATGCGATTCCGTCGTGTGATCAGCAACAAGATAGACCAGTTGATGGTCGGCGGGTCGCGTCGTCGCCGCCTGTCCGCCGTCGCCCCGGAGGTTGACCAGCTCAACAAGTCCATGCGCGGCCCGTTCTCTTCGCTGGCCGAGGCCGCGAAGATAACCACGGGCAGCCCGAGGGATTTCGTCTCCTCCGCCATCAAGATCGCGAACGATGAGCAGGATCCGCTCGACATTGACGGACCGATAAACGTACAGGTCTTCGAGGCATTGCGGTCCACGAACGACGATTTCGCGGCTGTCGCCAGGACCCTCGGCATGGACGAGGAGATCGTTCGCCTGCGAGCCGCGGCCCACACGTTGAGGTTGCTCGCCTCGGCGAGGCCGGCCAGGATGAAGGTTTTTAGGCGCCTGCAGAGCAGCGGTGACACCCTGACGTCGATTGAGCGCTTCATCGTTGGGAAGTGGCTCAACGGAGCATCGGACCTTGACATTGCCGAGAGGATGGGGGACGGGTACGACGCGGCGCGCGTCGCCGCCACGAAGGTTGCGGCGCTAGCCAAGCTCCAGGTAGACGTGAACTCACCGGAGATGCGCAGCAGGGTGGTTGACGGGAGGATCTTCTACGACGAGTTCGGTCTGTTCGTCGAGCTGACCGACGACGCCGGGGCCACCACCTACAACAGGATCGGTGACGGGCCGATGAGCATGGGGCTACCCGGCGACTTTTCGGACGCGTCCGGGGGTATGTCGCCTCCCAACCGCAGGGTCGTGTTCGCTGACTTCGGCGACGGGGGCAGGGAATACGTGGTCACTAGGACGGTCCGAAGGGACAGGGCGAACCCGAGCATGGAGTCAGTGATGATGATGCCGGTGAGGGGCGACGACCAGGCGACGGTGTCTACGCTCATCGGCAGGCAGCTGTTGGGCGACGATCGCGGGGCGAACCTCGAGTTCCCGGCGATTCTTTTGAAATCGGACGGAAGGATCACCGGCGTGGCCGACCTCTCGGGCAAAGCAGTTCGTTTCTACGGTTCGCGCGTCATCAACGAATCCGCCCCCAGCGTCGCCGAGAGGGTCGGCGCGATAAGGGCCAACGACTCGGCGGCAAGGACGAAGATGGACCAGGACGTCGAGGGCGCCGAGAGGAGACTGAGCGGTCTCATGAGGGCGCTGGACCACCTGATTAGCACGGGCGACTGGATCGGAGGCGACGCAAACGTGACCGGGAGGGTCCCCGAATACGCGACCATGATGAGGTACGGACTCGACTCCGACGACGACGGTACGCCGATCACTCCGCGCAACAGGACCAAGGAGCAGTTCGAGCTGGACGAGGCGGAGTTCTTCCTGTCCAGGTACCCGGACGCTCCCGCTGACATGGTGGAGCAGCACGTCCAGAAAGCCACGTCGGACCGGCTCGCCCAGGTGCGCAGGAAGGTCGATATCGCGAAGAAGGAGCTCGACAGGCTCAAACACGTCCGGGACTCCAAGGAGGTCAGGCGCTCCCAGAACGTCGTTGACCTCGAGACGCTTGACGACGAGACGGCGAGGATGCTCGCCGACGAAACCGGATTCCTTGCGTCCATGTCCGGGCAGGATTACGACGCCGCCGGCGTGTCAAGGGGCGCTGACGGTTTCGCTTACGTTGTCCACAAGGGGCCTGACAGGCTCTCGGGTGGCGTGCTCGACCCTCGCATGTCGGCGGGCGTCGAGGGCCGCGCCGGGTCGGTGGCCGGGCAGGGCGACACGAGGGGGGCGAACAGGATCTACGTGGCGAGGTTCCTGCAGTCCGCGGAGGCGAAGTCCGACATGGTCAGGCACTCGTCCGACCTCGCCGCGAGGATCGCCCGAGGCGAGACGGTCGTCACCGCACACCCGTCGATACGTAAGGCGTTGAGGGCGCAATCCCAGCTCCTGTCGATGGCATTCGGCGAAGGCGGATTGCTGAACATGGAGAACTTCGACGAGGCGCGCGTCGCCGCGATCGTCGCGGATGTCAACAGGTTCGTCGACGCCCAGAAACGCGACCTCCAGCGCTACCAGAAGATAAGGGACTCGTTGACGAAGTTCGGCGGGAGGGACATGGACCAAATGCTGTCCGCCGAGTCGGACGCCACGCGCGCGGTCGGTTCCCTCGACTTCTACGGAAGGTACGCCGATTTCGACCTGCCCCGCGACGTCGTCAGCTTCTCGCCGGGGTTCACGGACGGGCTCACGAGAAGGTGGACCCCCGTGGACGAAACGATGCTCGACCGGTGGGAGCTGACGGGCTCGCTGCGCGGCGGGGCGTTCCTGGCGGCGGGCAGGCTGGACGCGGAGATAGTCAGGGGCGGGCTGCTCGGACCGAGCGGCGAGTCGCAGATAATAGCCCCACTCAAACCCCTGATCGGAATTTCGACGCCGGTCAGGATCACGAACGACGTCGCGCCGAGCGACCCGAAGTTCCTTGTGCAGAGCCTCGGCCCGGCCCTGATGGCTAGGGCCATAAAGATGCACAAGCGCGACGGGTTCGTCGACATCGAGACCGTCCTGACGGACCCGGACTTGGCGCCGCAGGGTTACGTCGCGCGAACCGGGGACGCCGAGGCCGGTATGGCCGCGCTGGAACCGCGCAGGCCGATCCTCGACGAGCGCGGGAGGCTCGACCCGATTTTGACGCGCGACCAAGCGTACCTGGACGACAGGGAGGAGAGGGATCTGCCAGATGGACCGATGCAGAGACTCCTCGTCCCGCAGACTCCGTCCACGTTCATCGAGGCCCCTCCTGGTGACCTCACGCCCGAGACGAGGAGGGCTCCGTGGGCGATCGGGTACACGGGTTCGGCGGCGGACATCGCCATTGGACTGGACGAGGATTACCCGGAACGACTGGTTCACGTCGTGGCACCCTCGGCGTTGCCGCCAGACAACGCAAAATTCCCCGTGAACGAATCGGGCCCGCATCTGATGCTCGACCGGGAACCGCTGGACTTCCTGGTTCACGTGTTGAACGACATCAACCGCCTGACGGTGGAGGAGAGGGAAGCCTCGGAGAGATCGCTCTCGGACAGGGGCTACGAGGTCGAAAGATCGGAGTTCGACCCCCCGGACGATTTCACTCCGAGAGAACGTCACCCGACCTACCTTGTCGTCGACGTCAGGAACGAGCCGCAACTTCTGGGTCCCCCCGGAAGCGGGATCACGAGAATCATCAGGATCAGGGAAATCCTGAGGTTCAGACTGTCAAACGAGGCCGACGAATCCCAGCCCGGCGGGGGACCGTTCTGGAGGCGAATCGACCCCGAGGCGGTCGCGAGAGGGGAACCTGGGAGAACCACGACCGATGGCCTTGGGTACATGGACTTCGTGATAGACGTCGACCCAACCTACGACGGAGACCTCATTGACGACACCAGGGAGGTGAGGATCAAGCCGGAGAGCATCGTCGGGAGAATAGTCTCCGCCGAGGAGCTGTCCGTCACCTCCCAAGTGACCAGGCAGCTCTACGAAGGGGACGGCGTTCGCCGCATGGGGTACCCGCGCCCCTACGGTCGCTCCGGCGGCGACGCAGAGGCAGGGATGGCACTCGCTCCCCGCACGGCCGATCTGGTCGCAAGGACCGAGAAGTACTTCCCGTCGGACGACAGGAACGACTGGCTGATCCCAGAGTCCGTCATGCCGGACAGGGAGCAGGCGGAGCTCCTCGGCCTGCTCCGCGACGCGCTCGGCGGAAAGGCGATGACGCTCGGAGGAGAGCAGAGGTGGCGGATGCTCCTGCTCAAGGCTGAGTCCCTCCGTCGCCTGCGGAGCCTGAGGGGCGAGCTCCCGCACGAAAGGGACGAGATCGGCGTCTCGATGTACGACACGTTCGCGGCCGACACCGACAGGGGATACGGGCAGCTCATTCCGTTCGTGGAACCAGGGACGACGACGCACATTCGTTACGACAGGAGCGGGAACCCGGTCGAGTACGTCCCGGTCAGGATCGGCAGGAGCATCGCCGACGCCTCAACGTTCGAGTACCACCCCGCGTCGCAGGTCAAGTACGCGCTCATTCTCTCCGGCAGGCAGCTTAGGACCTGGAACCACCCCGAGGGAACCGCTCCGGGGGTTTCGCAGCGAGTAGCGAGCTGGGAGGACGAGGGAGTCGAGCTTGACGTCCTAAGCGAGGAGATCCGCTTCCAGGCCTCGCGCACGAGGCAGATGGACGAACTTCTCGGCTTCACCGGCGACTCTCCGCAGAAAATAATCCTCGCTCTCCGCCGAGCGGCCAGCGACAAGTCACCCAGACTCAGGGACAGGTTCGTGTACGACCCATACGGATACGTCGTTCTGTCCGACGCGCCGCGGAGGCAGGAGGACAGCGTCGTCGCCCTGCGCAGGTCCGAGAACTTTGCCGACCTGCAGAGACTGATCGCCGGCATAAAGAAGGACGAAAAGTCGGTGAAGGTTACGCAGGTCGTCGGCTACAAGCCAGGCTCCAAGACGAGACCGTCGCTGGTCGACCGGGTCATCCGCTCGCCCAGGGTGGTCAGCGGCGTGATGGACGAGATCACGGGGGAGTTCGTGCTCGACGGTAACGGAACCCCGCACATCGTCGGGTACCTGCCCGACGGATCGCCGATAGCCGTCGAGATCTCCGACTTGGTATACGACCGCGTCTCGCCGAGGCGAGCCGACGACGAATTCTCGCCGTCGAGGAACCGCGCTCCAGGCGGGGATGCGGAAGCGGGGATGTCCTCCCCAACGAGGTCCAACCTCTACAACTACATAAAAATGCGGCTGAGGGGCGAAGGCGGCGACCGGGACAGTGATTACATCGAGATATCCAAACTGCCCGGCACCGCGAGGGCGAGGGACGGCGGTGCGTTCGACACGAGCCCGGCGGGAATAATAAGGAGGATCGTCGCCGCGGTTCGCAAGAGGGACAGGGACGCCGGAGGAAAGGTGGGTCTCGTCTTCTCCTACCCGAGCTCGGTCAAGGACAAGCCGGGCGTGAAGGAGGACAGGAACAGGACCATCTTCAACCCACTCGTCGTGTACGGCGAGTACGACAAAACCATCGGCGAGACCCGGATCCTCGTGACGGACGACCGAGGCATAACGAGGCTCGTCCCGATGTCGCAGGTTGACCTGTCCAAGCTCGCAACCGACGAGGAGAGACTCGGGGACCACTCCAGCAACAACGACGTGCAGGTCGGGGACCTCAACGCATACGTGGTCGGCGACGAATACGTGGACGGGAAGAAGCAGAGGAGAGTGTTCAGCACCGACAGGATGAGGCCGGTGATACGCGACGACGACGAGAGCACGAAACCGAGGCCGGCGACCAGTCGACCCACCGCTGACACGACAAGCGAGGCGACGGACAGCCCGGACACGCGCGAGATCCCAATCGTTGCCAGCGACTCCGACGACCAAAATCTTGTGGGCCAGATCGAAACCAGACCCGGCGAGTTCGACGCAGTGACGCTCGATCCCCGGCCCGAGTACGTCGCACCCGGTGCGGGGATCGACGGGGCGAAACCCACGGCGAGGGAGGTCGCGCGGGGCTTGGCGCGCAACGACCCCAAGGCCATAGAAGCGGGTCGGGCGGACGAAAAAAGGCTGTGGGAGCGAATAAGGCTGGGCACCGAAAAGTGGATCGAAACCTGGAAAAAGAGGGCGGTTATAGACGAAGAGACCGGCGAGGAGGTGATAGATCCGAAAACTGGCAAGACCGCCCTCAGAACGCCTTTCAGGAAGGCGTGGCGACCCTGGGGAAATCCGATCGGCCCCGACGGCAGGGAGCTTCCGACAGGCATCAAGGCCGAGATGGACAGAATCAGGAGCTGGCCTGAGTTCATGAACTTCATAAGGCGCAAGAAGCTCGTCTTCGTCGACTGGGAGACGACCGGCATTCCGATAGGCGAGATTGACACGGGTAGGCCACTGCAAGTGGGCATCATCGTCGTCGAAAACGGGGATTTCGCAAACCCCAAACGACTCGAGGTGTGG